CTGGAAACCAAGCCAGGCTTCCAATAATTCTTCGGAAAGACAATTCTCCACACGGTGAAATCCTTTCCATAAAGGAAGCAAAGAAGAAAACACTTCTTGACATTCTTAATAGCAAGTCAAACATTGGGGAAAACTCCTACATCTTTAGGTACAGGCTTTCCGCTCAGTTGCTTCTTGGAACTAGGGGTGCTTTCATCGAGAAGGTAAGAGGTCGAGACGGAAGCATTATCGGATTGAACCTTCTACCACCACAGTCGACATCGCCAATACCAGACCCAAAGAAATTTGTATCTGGGTATGAAGTTCAGATGCCAACCGGAAACAAGGTGTACCTCAAGCCAGAGGATGTTTGTTGGGTAAGAAGACCACACCCCATCGACCCATACCTATCGTTAACCCCACTGGAAGCGTGTGGTGTTGCTGTTGAAATAGAGAACCTCGCCAAGCTCTACAACAGAAATTACCTTTTAAACGACGGAAGACCTGGTGGTCTTTTGGTGCTGAGAGGCGAAATCGATGACGACGACAAAGAGGAACTGAGAAGCAGATTCCGTGGGAACCTATCCAGGGCTGGATATACGTCGGTCATTGCTTCTGATGATGGCGTTGACTATGTAGACACATCGGCATCACCAAGAGATGCGGCCTACATTCAGATGCGCCAACTTACAAAAGAAGAGATTCTGGCGTCATTTGGTGTTCCGGAATCGGTTATTGGAAATGCCGCTGGAAGAACATTCAGCAATGCTTCTGAGGAAATCCGCGTATTTTGGATGGAGACAATGCTCCCACATTTGGAAATTCTGTCTCGCGCCCTAGACGAACTAGACGAAGATAATTATGTTGACTTTAATGTTGACCAGGTTCCGATTCTTATGCTTTACGAGCAGGAGCGCCACCGCTATTTGATGGATGAGTTCAATGCCGGACTTATCAGCAACAACGAATACAGAATTGGTTCTGGTCGCAAGGAGACAGAGAGTGACCTGGCCGACTCCCTGCTCGCTAATCCAAACTTGATACCGATTGCCAACACCAAGAAGAAAATGGAAGACCCATCACAGGTTCAGGTTCCGGGAGCTCCAGGACAGCCTGGAATGCCCGGTATGCCACCAGGGGCCCCAGCAATGCCAGGGATGCCTCCAGCTCCAGGAGCACCTCAGGCTCCAGGTCAGCCGCCTCTTGACCCAAATACTATGGCAGGCGCCCTTGCCGAGGTCGGCTCAACAGCACCGCCTGGTGCTGGAGATTTGGCGCAGTCCCCAATACCTGGAATGCCTCCAGGAATGATGACGGGGGCAGAGCCAGTGCCTCCTGGCGCAACAAGCGCACAGTCCGGCGAGATAAGAACAAAAGATTCAATGGACGACGAGTATCTCCAGAAGCAGGAGATGGATAGATGGGAAGAAATTCTTGTCAGAAGCATAGAAAGAGTCCTCGAAAGACAGCAGCGTGTTGTTCTAGAGAAGTCGAGTGGGGCAAAAGCAAAGAAAGCCCTTTTTGCTGGAACACTTGATATTCCTTCAGTTCTTCATGCCGAGACATGGGACAGGCAGTTCGAAGAAGACATCAAGCCAGTCATCACGGCGATTGTAAAAGAGTCTTTCAAAGCTTCTTCTAGCGGCCAGAAATCCGCTTACAAGCCAGAAATAGAGTCAGACATAATTGCTCAGGTTGACTCTCAGATGGGAAGAATAAAGAGCCTCAATAGAGACTTGACGGATGAGATAACAACACTAATGCTCTCTTCTTTGAATATCCAAGACGAAGAACAGCGTGCTGGTGCTTTCCGTTCAAACATAGTTTCTCTTTACACAAATGTGCTCGCAAAACGACTTCCAGAGATAGCCGAAGAAGAAGCACGACGCGCTTGGGTGTACGGAAAATTTATCAACAGGTAGTTTTAGTATTTGGTTTTAGTAAACCAACACAAAAACCCACAATACTTACTGTTTGGCGCTCTATTCGTCGTTTATTATCGGAGAACGACAAAGGAGCCACATGCCCTCTTCGAAGAATAATTCCGATATTCAGTACAAAGCTGCACCGCAGGGGACCGTCAATCTAGACGAAGCCCAGGGCATAGTTGAGTGCTTTGTTGCTGGCATCGGCAATAAGGACTCAGTAGGCGATGTTTGTGCTCCTGGCGCATTCGGCAAGAGCCTAACCCGCCGTAAGCCAAGAGTTGTATGGGGCCATAACTGGAATGACCCAATCGGAAAAGTCCTTGATATGTATGAGGTTCCTCCGAGTGACCCTCGTCTTCCAGCAAAAATGCGTTCTGCTGGCATTGGCGGACTTTACGCTCGCGTCCAGTTCAACCTCATGTCGGAAAAGGGTCGCGAAGCGTTTGCGAACGTAGCATTCTTTGGCGAAGAGCAGGAATGGTCAATTGGCTACAAGACAATCAATGCCAAGTTTGACCCACAAATGCAGGCCAACATTCTCTACGAAGTAGAACTGTATGAGGTTTCTCCGGTTCTCCACGGTGCCAATCAGCTGACCGGAACAATTTCAGTAAAGTCTGAAGAGCAGCCGGCGAGCGTTTCAATAATCGACCAGCAGTCTGCAGAAGACATGAGCGTTCATGAGCTTTCTTCGGTTTTGGAAGCTCTCAAGAGCGTTGCTTCAATTGCTTCGCAGAACGAAAAATGCGGACCAGGAATGATGCCAATGGGTATGCCTACTGGTGGTCCAGGGATGCCGTCACAGCCATCACCCGCACAGATGCCAACAAGCGGCCCAGCACCAAGAAATGTTGTTAAGCCAGAAATACCTTCAATGCCAGAAAATCCAATGCTGGTCGCAATACGTAGAGAACTTGCAGCTAGAACAGGCTCAAACATCATTGTTCGTTCAGCTACCGAAAATACCGTTGTGTTCGACAGGATTCTCTCTGATGGAACATCTAGCACTTACAGGCTCCCTTTCCATTATGCAGGAAATGAGTTCATGTTTGGTAAGCCAGAAAAGGTAAACACCCAGACCGTCTATACACCGGAAGTCCCAGCAATGCCCGGTACTGCTCCGCAGATGGATGCATACATGGGTGACGATGCTTTTGAGTCTGGAAAGTCTTTGATTTCTTTCGATAGTTCTTCTTGGGGTTCTGGCTTCAATCAGCCAATCCCGGCACAGTCGGTAGACACAACTACTCTCAATAATGCAATCAATAATCTGCAGAAAATTCTTGAAGAAAAATCAACATATGTAATTCCTGTTGATGTTGAGTATGCGTTTGACGTAAAGCAGGCAATCGACCCAGTTCTCGACTACTACAACGTAGATGCTTCTGTTACAGAAGATGGAATTGTATTTAAGTCTCTAAACGACGACTTCCTCGAGGCTATCGATGTTGCAACAAAGGGTGTGCTGCGAAGCATCGGCAACATGATTGATAGGGCGGTAGACAGACCACACATCGGCGACGGGCATCGCGATAGACGTGACATGAATCCGAACCTAATGGCGCGTTCACGCGGCATTGGTTCACGGGGAGCGGTAGTAAGACTCCGTGATGGAAGCATGTGGGACCCAAAAAACGCACCGGACAGGAACAATAACGGCATTGTAGGCGAAGGCCTTTTTGACGGTCGCGGCCTGTCCTTGGCTCAGCCGGACCCAACACCAGATGGTCCAAACTCCATCAGAGGTCCAAAGACACCGAATGTGCCAAATGCTCCTAAGCCTGCTCGCGAAGTTCTTGATGGTGTTGATGTTCCAAAAAGAAGAGAAGTTGTAGGTGGAGAAAGAATTCCTAAGGGAACAACGGAAAGACTTTCATCCGGAAAATATTATGGGACCGGAGACTGGGATGACCACCTAGAGCCAGAAGAGCGCGCTAGGCAAATGGGCAGAGAGTGGATGGGCGGTCCAATTCGCCCTTCACGCAGAAGAAATTACCCTGAATCAACAGCCACTTACTCGGGCGGTGGTTTAACCTCAGACGAGCAAACAGAAGTCCTTGATTCCGTCAAAGACAGCTCAAACGAACTTGTAAAGAAGCTCTTGGCCGACTTTGAAAAGAACGGTCGCCTGTCAGATAAGCAGTGGGAAGTTCTAAAGAGAGAATCAAAGAAGAGCAAGAAAAAGCCTTCTACTGGTTACGTAAGCAATGTGCAAAATGGTGGGACCGTTGCTCCAGGCGCAAGGCTTGACGGCGGAAACGTAGACCTAGTACCAGACCACGTAAACGATAAAGATTACGAAAACTTGCGCGATGTAATAGAAAAAGCGATGCGTGCTAATCAGATGATTCGTTTTGATTACAGCGGCAAGAATAGGGAAATAATTCCAGTAAAAATTGAAAAGAATAATCAAACAGGTAAATGGAACCTAACCGGGCAGGATAACACCGGTGCGAGAAAACTTTTCAGCCTTGACAAAATGTCACCATTCAGCGGAGCTGATGAGGACAGGCTTTCATCAGGACGTGAATATTCAGGTAGCGATGAAGCGATAAAGGCGGCACAGGAACTCATGCCTCCTTCGGTTCCGGAGTGGGACACTTTTGCTTCGGATGAAGAAAAGAATGACGCTCTAGACGAATTTAGAAATTCTGTCCTTGATTTTGCCGATGATTCAGAAGCAATTGCAAGGGATATTCTTGGCGACGACGAGTACAATAGGTCTTTTGGTGGTGCCGTTCCATACATAGAGGAACTAGCAAAAGGCTCGCATCATGGTGGCGATGTGGAGTGGGGTTCAGAGGCTGCGCGAGACCACGCCCTCAAACTTCATAACGACATTGTAAATAGGCTAATTGCAGAAGGAGAAGATACAAGACTATCCTCCGGAAGCAATGTTGACTTTGACAAAACCGGAGCATCTGGATACAGGGAAATGCGCCATGTCAAGCGCACCCCATACATGTTTGACTCCCAAGATAGAATCCAGAAGCGTAATGACTACGAAAAATTAGTTGCTGAATTCAAGAAGAACAACGGATTTTTCATGGAAGTTCCGCAGTATGCGGGCGATGACCCATCACTTCCAGAGGAATGGTACCGTGGTCGTGAGTTTGCCTGGAACGTAGCGGAACTTGCATTCATGGACGATTCGGCCATGAAGAACATATCTCGCCAGTATTTTGATGCTCCTGGCAAGCCAAGCAAAAAAGACTTCATGGACAGAAAGCTCCATGTCGATTACCAGTCTTGGTACATGACGAGAACCCCATTTGTTACAGGGATGGCAGATTCTGTTCTTAATTCCGACCAGTACTCAGCTGCATACAAAGAAGGGTTCGTAAGCTCGATACGCGGTTATCTGTACACGAAGCGTCCTGATAGGCCTTCTTTTGAAGACAAGGATTCTCTCAAGATGTATGAGAGATGGGCAGAGCAGGCCGGTATAGGTCCGATTGGCCGCTATGGGTACATGAGTACAGAGCGTTTTTCTTCTGGCCAAGGCGGAATGCCACAGTGGAAGCAGGATGGAGAATATAGGTCATACGAAAACAAAGATGACCTTGCATTTGAAATGTTCCAGCATATGTTCGGTATGTCTGAGGATGAAATTAACAATCTAAGCACCGAAGACATTGCTGATGCGGTGCGCGTAAGGCCAGAAACCATTGAATCAATGGTTGATGGTGTAAAGGGTGACGTAATTTCTGCAAAAGCAGAATATGAGTCATATTTGGCGTCCATGCCAGACATGACAGACGAGCAGCTTGCACAGATGGCAGACGATTATGCGCGCGCTGAATCAATAGGTTCAAAATTTGACCTCATGACAGATGAGGAAGCTGCAGACTTTGCTGCCTATCTAGATGAGGAAAGATGGAGAGACGTATCTGAAAAATTCAGTTCAGGAGAAAAAGAGCCTGAATGGAAAAAGGCATACGAAGATTACAAGAAGACTGAAGCAGAGTTTGCTGCCCGCAGGGAAACAATGACCCCAGAGGAAGCTGACGATTATTACAGGCAGCTCAACGAAGACCATAGGGAAGACTCAAGACTTTCATCCGGCGGACCACGCTCAACACAAACTGGTGAAAGATTCCCAGGTCGTGATGGATACGGCCACTACTTCCACAACTATGACCCAGAGGATGACTTTGTAAATATCGATGAAGATATTGCAAAAGCATTGCTGGATAGCAATTCAGACAGAATTGTCGACTACATGTACCCAAAGGATTGGTACAAAATAAGGAAAGACGGAGTAAAGCGTCCGTACTACTTCAGGGAAAGCGGAAGAAAAAAGTACGGAGCAGGAGCTGAGGTTACAAATATTGAAGACCTCCCCCTTGAAGAACTCAAGAGAATTGCCGGAACAGAAGACCTACGCGGGCAGACCCTTGTAAGAAGAGCGGATGAAGTTGGCTCAAATGCAAGAAGAGTTGCAGAAGCAGTAGCAAATAACACAATTTCCAGACCAAGACTGAACAGCAACGAAGTCGGTCGCGAAGACATACTTCATTTTAGATATAACGGCAAATACCGCTCTGTCTATCCTGAATATTTTGGAAACAGCAAAAAGGGTGTTGCCTACTTTGTTGCATGGGACGAAACTGCAGATAACGGACAGGGCGCATACAGAAGCTTTAATGTTCACCAGATTGAGGGACTTGTTTCCGATGCAATTTCGCCAAATGACGACTTTAGAAGTATTGGTGCCGTTGAAAAAGCTGCCGAAATTAGCTCGCGCGGTCTGCCTTCGAGCATATCCGAGCTTGGACGCGGTCGCCTATCTTCCGGCGAAGGACGTGGACCACGCCCTGTTGGAGACACGGTAAAGTATGGTTTTATTGAAGACAGGGCTCCGTCGTATTACAAGGACTCCAACGGAACATGGATAGAAGTCGGCGGCATCGACAACTACATAATAGATTCAAATTACCGTAGTGATATTTATCCTTCAGGCAGGACGGGTCGCTACACCGTAAGTGAAATCATTGACGAGAACGGTAAGCCGACTGGCAAATATGGTGCATCACACTGGGCATTTGACGACTGGGAAGGCGTCTACGATGACGAATTTGACTACGACTACAACGGAGACGTAGGAACTTTTGATTCCCGTGATGAGGCGTTTGATGCCGTACGTCAGCATGCCAAAGAAAGAGGAATGTTCCTAGGTTCAAGATGGGGAGAAGACCCCAATAGAACTGATGATTTTTGGGAAACAGACCTTCCAACAAAAGAAGAGATTGATGCTACGCATGAAGCTTCTTATCAAAAATACGTTGCTGAAAGAGAAGCGGAGTGGCTTGCCGCCTCAGAAGGAAGACTTTCTTCAGGAGGAAAAGGCAGGGGACGCAAGAATGGTAGCAAGTCGACCATTAAACAGTCTCCATGGAGTGAAGAAGATAGGCAAAGATTTGCAGATAGAAACATACTTCGCTCAAAGAAGCGTCCAGGAAAGCGCAATGAAGGTCCTTCTGCCAACGAGTTCTCTTCTGGTGCTGTAAAACTTAACCCATGGATTGATGATTCAGCCGGTGGGATTGTTGACGTGACAATGGAGGCCGATGAAATTCATGGCCAGTACTCAATTGGCATGGGAGATGACGGCAAGTATTACATAACCAGAATTGATGACGCTTTCCGCGAAGGCGGACAGTACGCAAACGAGACAGAATATCCAGACGCATTCAATAGCCTCGATGAAGCAAAGAA